AGCTTCGCGTTATCCTGAAGCTTGCAATCCTCGTCGGTGATCCATGCGATTTCCTTCCGCGTCGCCATTTGTCAGTCTCCTATCAGGCTCGCGGCCTAGTTGTTGGCGATGTTGTACAACACCGTCGCCCACTCGATGCCCGAGGCCGCCCCGGTCGGCGTGAACCGGCCCAGCGCGACGCGCGTGCTCATGATGATCGCCCACATGTCGAACCGCGCCTCGCGCTCAATCTCGAAGGTGACGTTGCGCTTGACGCCCCAGAGCAGGCCCATCGGGTTGAACCCGACGATCTGCCCCAGCGTGTTGTTACCGGCCGTGGTGCTGATCTTGCCGTCGGCCTCGGTCAACCCCATGCCGATCGTCGAGATGACCGGGTTGCCGGCGATGCGGCAAAGTTCGCCGTTCAGCGGCGTGAACTCCGGCTGCCGCCCCATGTTCGCCATCTGGTCCGTGATCTCCGACAGTCCGAGGACGTCGTTGTCGAGTTCCGGCGTGATGACATAGACCCAATTGTTCGGGTCCTCCGGGCGGCCCCAGTGCGTGTCATACGTGCGGTCGAGCGCCAACGTCGGGAGCTTGACAATCGCCTCCCACGTCAGGGCCGCGCCGCTATGGTTCGACGCGTTGCCCGTGTTGTCCACGAGCGCCGCGTGCCGGATACCGTCGGCCGCCAGGTAGTAGTTCGTGTCCGTCGGGTCCGCGTCGTCCAGGTTGATGTTGCCCGTCGCCGCGTTGGTCGTGTCACCGTTCAGGGCGAGCTTGTCCATCAACTTGCCCTGCGCGATTGCCGCGCTCGTGCGAAGCAACGGAACGAACGGGACGATGCTGTCCTCAACCATCTCGCCGGAGTAGTTGTAGTGCGCGATGAACTTGCGCGACGTCAGCGTGACCTCGTTGCTGCCAGGCTTCTGCGTGCCGTAGGCCGACGCTGCGCTGATCGCGTCCGTCTGCTCGCCGACGTAGATCATGTCGGGCACCGACGCCAGCACCGGGTGGTTCTCGATCGGCCCGGACATCGGCCGCGACTCGATCAGCCCGCCAATGCGGCTGTAGTTCTCACGCGCCGTTTCCCAAATCTCCGGCACGTAGATCGCATCCGGCACCAACTCGGCACCGAACCCCGATTCCGCCGTGTCAAGCGCACGCTGCTTGCGTACCGTCTCGACGATGCGGCGTGTCGTGTCGTTCGGCCCCTTGTTGCGGCCGTCGCGGTTCTTACTCGCCTCAAGCAGGTCGTACACCATCTCGACGTCCCCGACCGTCATGCCGAGTCGTCCGTAGACGGTGCCCTGCAACATATCCTCGTCCCTAGCCGTCGGCTGCGGCCGGTAGCCCTTGCCGCCGTTCGCCAACTCCGACTGCACGACACCACGCACCCACTGCTCCTGCTCGGGCGTCATGGTCTCGCCAGACGTTGCCTTGACCTTCTCTGCGATCTCCTGAATCAGAGCCTCGCGCTCGTTCGTCGTGTCACTCATGATCTGCCTCCGTAAGCAGTGCCCGCATCGCCCGAAGATCGGCGAGCGGGTCGATGATGTCCTCAGGTTCCGGCTCCGGTGTTTCCACCTCGGCCGCACGGTCTTTGTCTTCCTTGGCATCCTTGCCGTTCGCGTCCGCCAGCACCTCGCCGAGTAGGCCGTGCGCCTTCTCGATTCGCTGCCAGTTCCGCGCGGCGAGCACCTTGGCGACACGTGAGCCAACCCACGACGCCGCGTCCAGCTCGCCCGACAAGAAGAGCCCCGCCAGTTCGCGCTCAGATAGCGCCTTGACCTCGGCGGCCGTCATGAACTCCGGCGGCTCGCATCCGTGTCGCCGATACTTCGGCAACAGTGCCCGGTACATCCGCTCCCGCTCGTCGTCCGGCTCGTCTGACTCTGGGTCGAACACCGCGACCATCCCGGCCGCGACGTCTGCCCACGGATCATCCCCGCGCGACTCGCTGGTATCTACCACCTCTGGATTCTCGGCTTCGGCCGTCTCCGACCGCTCTTCGTCTTCCATCGCTGTAACCTCCGGGTCGGCCGGCTCGAATGTCTCGCCGTTGTGCGACCGGCAGTGCGCCCGCGCATCATCCTCCGACCATTCGTCGATCGGGTAGCGGTATGCCTGCTCGGTCATACTATCCTCGCCGTCGAGTTTGCCCATGATGACGGCGTATGGCTTGCCCTCGTGTTCGCGGTCCTCACGTCGAAAGCTGTCGGGCTCGAAGTCCGACGGCTCCCGCAACCGACACGCATGCTCGTTCGGATACGGCCGCTCGCCACGCTCGACAACGGCTTCCAGCCCTGCCGCCGTGTCCGTCTGCGACAGTTGCAGCAGCTCGCGCCCAAGGGCGCCCCACGCGGCGCGCTGGCGCTCGACAAGCGCGTCAGGATCGCCAGGCACAGGCACGGCCGACACGTCTAGCAGAACGTGCCTGGCCGCCGTCTGGCCGCGTTTGATCGGGCGGCCCTCTTCGTCCACGTCTTCCCATCCGACGCTCACGGCGTTGAGGATGCCGTCGTCATACGCTTGGTGAATGTCGCTGGCGATTGCGGTATGCGCCCACTTCGTCGGCTTGAACCGCAGCATGCCGCCCTCGACCCACGCGTCCCCGATCCCGATCGGGAGCGACGAATAGTCATGCACCCACAGGAACACCGGATTGCGGTGGAACCGCGACAAGTCCCAACGGTTCTGGTCAATCGCCAACCCGTCCGACTTGACGCCCGGCGTGGACGCCACGAACGTGAGTTCGTCGCCCGCGCCGATGTCCCGGTATGCTCTCAGGTATTGCATAGGCTCACGCTCCCGGTGCGCTCGCGTCGGTGCCAATCATCATTTCCAACTCGGCGATAACCTCATCGCCCGTCTTGTCATCAGGACCGCCAACGTCCACAACGTCGCCAAAAAGCACGCCATACGAGACGGCCAAATAGAACACCGCGTCAGGCTCGCTCATTCCGTAGTCGGCCATTACGCGCCTAACGCGGTCCATCAATGCAGGGCTCATCGCCTCCATCCCAACGCCGAGAATAGGTTGTCAAACGCCGAACTGATATTCACGAAGTCGCGGTCAGTCCATTGTTCAGCGTATACCGACTGCGAGTAGTTGTATGCCCCCATCGGCCCGCGAATGCTCCGAAGTTCGCTAGCCATCCCTGCGTTCCCACTGGCGCCGGTTATGTATTGCGCGTAAGCCCTAGCAAACTCCTCGTGCGGCTGCATCAGATACTCAACATAGCGACCGTTGACATCCCTGGTAGACATGTGTGGCTGGCGCGGTGTGCCGATGTTGATCTCCACGGAATCGACGCCGACCCGACTTGAGAGAATACGGTGCGCCTCGCTATCCTCTAGCGCCGCGCGGAGCGCCCTCAGCGCCTCGCCGACATCACCCTCGACCGACATCACGCTCGCGGTGGCGAACGATCCCTCTCTACCGACCCCGGCGTGATCTAGGAAGTGCCCCGATTCGTGCGCCATCGTCATCATCGGATGCGGGTTGTGCTCGCTTATGGTAATCCCCGACGGAATGCGCCCGTCCTCCAGCCTGAAGCCACCATTGCGGCTACGGTCCTCCACCACCTCAACTTCAATACCGGGCAATTCCGGCACGCCGTGGACGCTGTTGATCGCCTCGATTGCTTCGCGTGCGGCATCTCCTATGTTTCCGGTCGCAGCACTCATATCGTAGGCATCACCTATTGACCCAAACAAGCCGCCGCCCGGCGCATCGCCAAGCGGCTCCATATCAGCCGCCGTCGGACCCGCGTTCGGATCGGCCTTGCGTGTCAGGTAGGATACCGAGCACCGGCAGTTGCAGACGTTCGCCGCCGACGGGAAGTCCCCCGGATACATGCCCTCTTCGCCGCCAACCACGAACGGCTTGTCCTTGGCAACCTCTTGCCCATGCGCGTTGGCGTGTGCCGCTCGTGTGCGTCCGTCTAGTGACGACATCCACTTCTTCGCCTGGACGGCGTCACTTTGCATGGCCGCCTCGTGCGCGCCGTTGCCCCATGCCCGCGTCGTCTCGGTTCGGGCAATCAACTCCGCCCGCGACTGCGGCGCTTCGGTCTCCCACGTTAGCGGCGGCGCCTTGCTAGTCATGCCGGTCATGGTCGTCTCGACGCGGGCCATCAGGTCGCGCAAGCCCTCGCCGTTGTTGATACCCTCGCCAAGCGTGCGATTGAGACGGCCCCACGTCTCTTCGTTGACCGTGCTGGCGAAGTCGTGCGACTGTGCGATCATCGCCTTGACCAC